ATACGGAGTATATACAAATGACGGAAACGCACGCCTCATAGCTACAACAGAAGCAAGAGACGTAATCGAGGCAGGGATGAATATAGAAAATTTTGCAAACACAATGGTAGGCGAAGGGAATTGGTATGTAACCAAAATAGAGGGGAAGGTGTTCGGATGAGAAAACTATCCGACATCTATGGATACGGAACGCCTAGCAATCGTTTCGTTCGCCCACAATCGCAACGCACGGAAAACTACAATGACCCGATAGAGTGCGAAGAAGAACTTGAGCAAGAAGAAGACAAAACAGAATGGAAGGATCACTACGAAGATATTGATTATGGGTATCACGATCAATTAGAGATGTGAGAATGACATTGTAAAAAATTTTAAAATAGTCATGCTTTTATGAGTGGATGATGCGGATAAAGGCAGATTGGCACTTACTCAACTAGCAAAGCGTGACTTGTTGGCTTATGTCTTAGCAAACGACCCAAAGTATCAAGTCGCAAAAGTGCATCGATTTCTGCTTAAGAAATTAGGTGAGCTAGTACAGCAAGAGGGCGAAAAAAGAATCATTATTAATATGCCCCCACAGCATGGCAAAAGTCGGGCTGTATGCGAAGAGTTTGTGAGCTTCCTGCTAGGGCATGACCCTACTGAAAATGTAGCACTTGCAGGGTATGGATTAGATTTGCCCACAAAGAACTGCAAGCGTCTAAGGGATAGAATAAAAAGCGAAGTATATAAAAAAATTTTTCCTAAGACTGAATTAAGCGACGACACGCGAACGCAATCAAATTGGACTACCACGGACGGAGGAGGAGTCAGGGCAGTCGGAATAGGCACAGGGCTAACAGGAAACAGAGTTAGCACTTTAATAATAGACGATCCACACAAGGATAGGCAGGAGGCTGAATCTAGCACCTACAGAGATAGGATATGGGATTGGTTTACCTCTACAGCCATGACGCGATTAGCTCCAAATTCTACCATCATTCTTATCATGACAAGGTGGCATGAAGACGATTTGTGCGGACGACTCACCTCCAAGCATTATGTTTCTGATCTAAAAGAAAGAGGATTTGAGGATCAAATATTCGAACAATGGAACTTTCCTGCAATATGCGAAGAAGAAGAAGATATACTAGGCAGGATCAAGGGAGAGGCTCTATGGGAAGAAAACAAGCCTGTTCACTTCCTTGAGGGCAGGAGACAGGTTCTAGGTCAGTATGAATACAATGCACTCTACAGGGGCAATCCTATAGCTAGGGGCGGAAATATAGTAAATCTCGACAGCATTGAATATATATCAAGAGAGGAGATCCCTAACATAGAACTAGCAAGGGCATGGGATTTAGCGGCGACCTCAAAGAAGACAAGCGACTACAGCGCTTCTGCCTTGTGCGGGTATGATAAGGATGAGGATGTTTTTTACATTGCTCATGTTACAAGGGACAAAATGAATTGGCACGCCACCAAAAATGCTATTGCAAAATATGCAGACCTAGAAAATAACAGGATAGGGATAGAAAGTGTAGGCGGATTCCACACATCATACGAACAGATAAGAGAAGAGCGAAGGGGTAAAAACATTGTACAAAATATAAATGTATCAACTGACAAGTTAAGTAGAGCCAACGGATGGTTAAGCTTAGTGGACGCAGGAAGGGTAAAGGTAGTTAGGGGTGATTGGAATTATGATTTTATTGACGAACTACGAGCGTTTCCTGACGGAAGAAATGACGATCAGGTGGATGCGGTCAGCCTTGCTTACGAGATGACATACAAGAAAAAATCAAAACTTTTAATGGCATGAAAATATTATTAATCGGATCCACGGGATGGATAGGCAGAACTTTTGCTCACTTTGCGGACAAGTCAGGGATTGAGCTTGAGCATATACAGAGATCAGAGTTTTGGTTAGGTAGTGAATTAAGTTACAGAAGCGAAAAAGTAGATGCCGTTGTCAATTGCGCGGGAGTGGCGGGAAAACCAAATGTTGACAGGCTACAGGACAAGGACATGAGGGAAGTTGTTATTAAGGGCAATATTTCTATTCCATCAAGAATCGCCCTGAAGAGCATAGCACCAATTCTTCATGTAAGTAGCGGTTGCATCTATCAAGGAAAACGAGGCACGGGAGAACTCAGAGAAGCGGGAGAGTTTAACGGCAAGCACTACAAGGAAAGTTGGAATGAAGAGGATGAGCCAAACTTTACGGGTAGTACATATTCTTGGTCTAAGAAGCTAGGAGAGCAAGCGTTGGCAGGTAGAGATGATGCATGGATCTATAGACCAAGAATGTTTTTCACCAATTATATGCACAAGAAAAGCTTTATAACCAAGCTCCTGTCTTATCCCGTGGCAGTCGATGCGATTAATAGCATAACGAACTTAGAAGAATTTTGTCAGTCAATGTGTAAGTGCTTATTGCTTAAGATCCCATTTGGCAGTTACAACATAACACACAAGCAACCCGTATTAACTAGCGAGATACTCAAAGAGCTAGGGCATGAGGCAGAATATGTAAGCTGTTCTTCTTTCAATAATGACATGAAAGAAAAAGGCTTGGCGGAGAGAAGCTTTACTTGTCTAGATAATTCAAAAAGCAAAAAAGCAAAAGTGGCACTAAGCGATAATCCTATGGATATAATAAAAACTTATGAAGCTCAGTAAACTAATACCTAGTGAAGAAAACCCACGGATAATAACACAGCAAAATTTAGAAAAGCTTAAGAACTCAATAAAAGATTTTGAAAAAATGATGGAGTTGAGACCGCTTATTGTAAGCGAGGCTACAAATAAAGTAATCGGAGGGAATCAAAGGCTTAGGGCTTTGATAGAATTAGAATATGATGAAGTGCCCGACTCTTGGATAAAGGTTGCCAAGTTGTCCCCTGAAGAAGAAAGGCAGTTTATTGTTAAAGACAATGTATCTTTTGGCTCATTTGATTGGGAAGCACTATTCGAAGAGTTCGGGACTGACGAGCTAGAAAGTTGGGCTATTGATCTGCCTGATCTTGGAAACTTAGACAAGGTATCCAAAGTTAATGATTTAGAAGATGAAGAGTGGGTGGGGATGCCTGAGTTTGAAGCCAAGGATGAACCCTTACAGATAGTGGTCAAATTTGAATCAGAAAAAGAAAGAAAAGAATTTGCGGAAAAAATGAACATTAAATTTACATATGCAAAAGAAGGAAATAAAAGTTGGACTACTTGGTATCCGTATAAGGAAAAAGGAGATTGGAAAAGTAAAAAATACGAGTGATGCCAAAATATCCCATTTATATCCCATCCAAGAACAGGGAGAAATTAGCTCACACAATAAGATTTTTTATAGAAGACAAGGTAGACTTCTATGTAGTGGTGGAGCCGTCTCAGGAAGAGGCTTACCAAGAGTTTAAGGACTATCTGCTTGTATTGCCCGAAGACGGGATGAGATTATTAGGATCTAGGTTGTGGATCAGGGAGCATTCAATCAAGAACGGCTTTAAGAGGCATTGGCAGTTTGATGATAACATTAGATATATTGGGCGATACCATAAAGGGGAGAGGATCAGATGCGACAGCAATAAGGCGATTGCTATTGTGGAAGATTTTACAGACAGGTACACAAATGTAGGAGTAAGCGGATTTAACTACAGAATGTTTGTGGTATATAAAAAGCACCCTTATACCTTAAACACAAAGGTGTACTCCGCTTCTCTTATAAATAACGAAATGCCTTACAAGTGGAGGCTGTATTACAACGACGACACAGACCTATGCTTGCAATGCGTCACTAATGGGCTATGCACGCTTGCATTTAATACGCTATTTGTTGAGAAGATTACGACAATGAAAGTGCAGGGCGGAAACACAGGAGATCTATATCAAAAGGATGGAAGGTTATTGATGGCGAGATCCTTGGAGGAGGTTTGGGGAAATGAATATGTTGAAACCAAGTGGAGGTTTGGGAGACCGCAACACGTAGTTAAGAACTCATGGAATCAGTTTACGCATCCACTAATCAGAAGGACAGATATTGATTGGGATAAGATTAAAAAAAAGGAATACGAATTCAAGTTAAAAGAAAAATGAAAACAGAACTAATAAAAAACATTAAGCCAAACCCTAATAATCCTAGAATTATAAAAGATGAAAAATTTAAGCAGTTGGTAAAAAGCATTAAGGACTTCCCCGAAATGCTGAAACTGAGACCGATTGTAGTAAACAGCGAAAGTATAGTTCTTGGTGGAAATATGAGGCTTAAAGCTTGCGTGGAGGCAGGACTCAAGGAAGTACCTATAATACGCGCAAGCGAGTTGACCGAGGATCAGCAGAAAGAGTTTATAATTAAGGACAACTCTAGTTTTGGCGAATGGGATATGGAGCAACTTTTAAACGAATGGAATGCGGAAGATTTAAATGAATGGGGTCTTGATGTTCCGATTGACTATGCCGTCGACGAAGTTTTGGAAAACAAAGAGGATAATTTTGATGTAGCTTCTGAAGAAGTAGAAAAAATTGAAACAGACATTAAATTAGGTGATTTAATACAAATAGGAGATCATCGAATTTTATGCGGGGACTCCACGAAGCCCGAAGACGTAGAGAGACTTATGAGAGAAGAGAGGGCAGACCTTGCACACAACGACCCACCTTACGGAATGAAGAAAGAAAAAGATGGGGTTATGAATGACAATCTAAACTTTGATGCACTACTAGAGTTTAACAAGGCGTGGATCCCTTTGCAGTTTTCGTACATTAAGGAAAACGGATCGTGGTATTGTTGGGGAATAGACGAGCCACTTATGGATGTGTATCATGTTATTCTAAAGCCATATCAAATTCAAAGAAAATTAAAATTTAGAAATCTCATAACTTGGGACAAGGGAAGTGGGCAGGGGCAGAAAAGTGAAAATACTCGTATGTTTGCCACAGCAGACGAGAAGTGCCTACACGCAGAGCATTTATTATTTGCTATGATGGGAGAGCAAGAAACAGGACAAAATGCAGATTTTTTTATGGAAGAGTGGAGACCTTTATTAGAATACTTTGTGGGAGAAAGAGACAAGATGGGGTGGACATCAAACGACTGCATAAAGATAACAGGAAAGTCATCTGCATCTCACTACTTCACAAAGTCTCAGTTTATGGTTCCCACTAAAGAGCATTACCATAAGTTAAGAAATGCCTCAGAGGGCAGGGCATTCCTAAAGCCTTACAAGGAAATACACGAAACACAAAACGCAATACTTCAAGAATTTTATAGCAAACGGACATATTTTGACAATATGCACGACAATATGAACAATGTTTGGCATATCAGTAGAACAACAAACAAAGAGAGAGATTTAGTAGGTAATCACGCAACCCCTAAGCCTTTATCACTTTGTGGTAGGGCTATTAAAAGCAGTTGCCCTGTTGGAGGATTAGTTATTGATATGTTTTTGGGTTCGGGGTCTACTATGGCATCAGCACATCAACTCAAGCGCAAGTGCTACGGAATGGAGTTAGACCCAAAGTATTGCCAAGTAATTATTAACAGAATGC